CGCCAGTCTGATTCTTTGTAGCCTCGACGTTTGTTCTTTTTGCCTTTTAATGGTGGCTTGGTTGTTTTAAACTTTGCTAGTTTTTTGCCTACGTATTTTTGTTGCGTTTTTAAATTTGTTATTAGATATACAAAGCCTTCGTATTCGTCATCTATTGATTCTACTGGTTTACCTTTATACATCCAACTCATATATTATGTACCTGAGTTGTTTTTTGCCTTTATCTTTTCTGAATTTTTGTAGTGCCTGTTTATATAATCTTTGCCAAAACATTTTGTAAAATATTCAATCGGCCATTTTTTAATGCCGTTGTTATGTTGTTCTACATTATTATACATTTTGTAAAAATTGTCAATAGATATTGTGTGATTTGATGCATTAATTTTATGATATAATTTTATATTTCGTATACGTTTGATATATTCTGCTTGCTGTTCTGGTGTAGATTTGTAAGGCCAATCTTTGATGTCTTCTTTTGACATCCAATTATTAGCAATATCGATCCAATTTACATCAGGAAATGCAGTTTCGTACTCTATTACGCTATCCATTGCATTTGCTTTTGCATAAAATTTGTCTTTAACTAATTGTTTGTGATTTAATTTTTTACCTATACGTCTCATATCATTCCAGAAATGATTATCGCCTTTATTAGAAAGAGTGTAATGCACAGCAGTATAATCAGCAATGTCTTGATAATAATGATTCATTTCTCTATTATAATAATCTTTGTCTAAATTACGTTGATGTATCCAAGCAATCCTTTTAATACTTGAAATAATAGCACTAACAGCATTTGCTTCTAATGGATCAGAAAAACATGCTGACATACCTACAGCATAACAATTGCCTACATTTGGATATTTTAATCTTCCAGATTTCCATTTTAATAACCGAGGAGGTCGTAAATTTCTATCGCCTACTTCATTTTTTAACCATTCTAATGTTTCGTCGTCGTTAAAATATTTGTCGCTGTAAATTATACCTGTACCAATTCTTTCGTCTAATGGTATTTTAAACTGCCAGCCCATTTCTTGTCTAATACTTCTAGTATAAGGAACAAACTCTTCATCTTTGTTTTCATAACGTATAGGACACACCCATGCACTATTGATAGGATTTGCCTCAGGACAAATCCATTCTTCGGTTAAACTTCCAATTAACAATCTTGCAAGACCTGTACAATCTACCCATACATCACTGGTAATTTCAGATCCATCTTCTAATATAACACTTGAAATTCCATTTTGTCCAGTTTTTATTTTTGAAATATGAGCAATTGTTTCTTTAACTTTCAAAGGCTTACAAACATTTTCAATAAGCCAAGGTGCAACCTTTTCAGCATCGATATGATACGCATAAGTTGCAGTTGCAGGTAATTGATAATTTCCATCGTCATCAAATGGCATTTTTAAATTATTTAGATATTCATATCCTTCGGCATTATGATGATATACATTTAGGTCTGGTGCTGTTCCATTTCTATAAACGTCCATCCATACATCTGTAGTTTTTAACTCATCTAGTTGTGTACCAACAATATTTTTCCAATCGTATTCTCTGTCAAACCCGTTGCTGTAATAAAACAATCGTAGTATGTCAGGGCTATTTGGATTATCAGACCACCCTTCGAGTTTGTTGCCAAACTTAAAAACTGAATTTGTTTCTCTCATAAAACGTTTTTCGTCTACACCAAGACCGCCAAGCACTCCTGCTAAGTGGGGTGTAATACTTTCACCAACACCGATTGTACCTACTTTAGGACTATGAAGTAGTTCAACATTTGCATAAGGAAGTTCTTTTGCTAAAAAACAACTAGACAGAGCACCTGCAACTCCTCCTCCGACAACGGTTATTTTCATTCTTTTTTCCTCTTTGCTTTACCTTTATTAACTGCCCACTTACCGCTTTCTCTGATATCTTTGAGTACGTCTGCATAAGTCACAGCTATTTCTTCTTGTCGTTTTTTTGCTAATAAAATAAGTTTACGTAGTTCACGTCTAGCAGAACGTTTTGTTCTTTCGCTAGGACCTCGTTCAAAAGTTTCATTAGCTTTAAAATAATTTAGATAGGTTTTTACTAATTCGTCGTGTGTATCGTCGCTCATTCTACTATATCAATATCGTTTTCATATGAAGTAAAGCCATTCTCTTTGATAACTTTCATTACATGATTGACTCTACCAACTAGTTCGTCTTTGTGTGAGATGAGGAAAACATTTTTGCTACGCTCTCTACCCATCTTCTTGAGTACAGCGAGCGCATTTTCTACACCAGCAGTGTCCATGCCTGAGTCAATAAGCTCGTCGATGAACAACAAGTTAATGCCTTGGTACAATGATTCCCAAACATCACGGAATGCCCAACTCATGCCTAGTATCAGCCTGTTGCGTTCGCCTCTTGACAAGTTATCAAAATCTAAGTCTTGTCCTAGTTGTGTAATCATAACTGACAAATCGTTTTGGAATTCTACTTGATGTGGTAAGCCTAGTCGATCTAAATAGTATGTAAGCCTGTTGTTCAAGTACGCCAAGTTCTGATCAATGATCTTTTTGCGGATGAACGAGTCTTTGTTTGTCAAAAGTTTCAGTAAAAACTCCTGATGTTCTCTCAAGTTAGTTAAATCATTAACAGGTTGCCAGTTGATTTCTTGCAATGCTGTGTCTGTTAAGTCATCGATTTGTGCTTGATAAGGATCTTCTTCTTGCGTTTTACTTATCAGTGCTGCACGTAAATTATCTACGTTGTTTCTGTGTTCATATGCTTCTTTAGCACTCTCATAAAACGTGTTAGGACGCCCATTGATGTCGCCAATTTCGGTTAAAAAGCCTAAAGTTGCTTCTAATTTATCAGCAACTTCTGTTTGATAAGCAAGTGCATCACTTAATTCTTTTTGTTTGCGTGTTTCAATTTCTGCTTTTTTATCTGCATGAAGCGTTTGACCGCAAGTGTAACAAATAGCATCGTCAAGTTCTTTAATATCCTTTTCTGCTTTGTCAACACCTTTAGTTGCTCTAATTAATGCCGCTTCTAGTGTTGCTTTTTCTTTATTCAAACTAGTTATGCGATTATTAAGCTCTGTCCAGTTCGTTAACTTGTCATGTGCTTCTAATTCTGCATCAATATCTAGTTTTTCTAACTCTTCGAGTGCTGTTTGTAATTTATCTTCGTCAGTTTTGCGTTTTGAAACCCAGGCACGTTGTCTTCCAGCAAGTGTTTCGATACTTTGTTCGATCTTTTTGTTGCTTGCTTCTATCGCATTAATCTTTAGTGTTTCTTCAGTAATAAGATCTTTAGTTTGTTTAACTTTTTCCTTAAGCAAGTCAGCTTTTTCAGTAAGAATAGTAATACCAAGTAGCTGTTCAATAACAGCACGTTGGTCATTTGCCCGCATACTCAAGAAAGGCTCGGTATATGTATTGAGTGCAACCACATGCTTGAACATATCGTGGCTCATATCCAGTAGATTGTTAATACTTTCTTGTGTTTTACGACTATCGCCTTGTGATTCGTCGGTTAAATCTTCTTGTTCGTGTTCATTTATATAAAATTTAAGAACATTTGGAGATCTACCACGTTCAATGCGATAACTATTACCGCCTTTGTCAAAGTTTAAGGTAACTAACATGCCCTTGCTGTTAGTTTTGTTAATCAAGTTGTTACGCTTGATATTAGTTAGTGCTTGACCGTACAATGCGTAAGACAATGCATTAATAATGGTTGTTTTACCTGTACCGTTACGTGAGCCAGTATCATCACCTCCTTGATCTAAGTTTTCACCAAGCACTAGAGTGAGTTGCTCCTTGTTGAAGTCAACTGCCTGGGTAACATTACCCACACTCATAAAGTTTTTTACGGTTAAGTCTTTAATTTTTATCATGTTAACTCGTTGTAAATATCTAGTAATAGCTTTTTGTTAAATTGTTCACTATCAATTGCTTGAATTTCATTACTAACAATCTGGTCAATACTTTCAAATTGTTCAATATCCAAGTCTGTGTTAATTTCTTCTATGTGTTTTTGCGGAATAAGTGTAATTTCTCTACACTTGTATTGTTCTATAAAGGTTTCTTTGATGTATGTTGCTTCTTCGTAACTAATATCGATATCAAGAGTGACTCTAAGGTACATACTTGGCTTGATTAAACTATCTTTCTCGTCAATTAGCTGCGATAACTTAACCGTACGGTACTTAGGACATTCTGGCCAGTTGATATACTCTGGTTCTGCATTGTTCTCACGGTCTAGTATCATCATACCGCGGTCATCATCCCAAGCATCTGCATAGTTATGTGGGAAAGCATTACCAATATAGTGGATCTTACCCTGCCGTTGACGCTTGTGGAAGTGTCCTGAGAACACATACTCTTGATTCTTGAAGTGTTCGCTCTTTAGTTCACCGTGATCCGGCATTTGTACCATTGCATTCATGTAAAACGATGGTAGTTCGAAGTGTCCAAACAAGTATTTGGCTTGTAACTTCTCTATACGGCGCCATTCATCGCCTACTAACCATGGAACCAGTGCAACATCTTCTATAACTTGCATATCTTCTACAACGGTAATACCTGGAATATGTCTTGCAAACTCAGTTGAGCTTACATCTCTCTTGTCTTTGTAATACAAGTCGTGGTTACCAGCAAACATATAGAAGTTTTCAAACGATTCACCTAGCTTTTCTAGTAATCGTATGGTTGTGTCCATAGTTGTAAGATTAAGACTATTCCTATTATGGTGCCAATCACCACAAAAGATACCTGTTTCGCAATTATTTGCTTTTGCTGTTGCAATATACCAATCGATATAGTCCTCACAATCCTGATTATGGACACGTGAGTTGCCTTTCATACCTAAATGGATGTCTGTAAACACCGCTGCTTTTTTAAACAATAGAAATCTCCACTTCTACGTTATTATAAACTAATTTTTGTGTAAGATCAACCTATTTTGCTTCGGCTTGTCTTTTTAATGCAGCTTCCCATTCGCCTGAGTGTGTTCTTGTATGGCTAGGATTCATATCATTCATTTCAAGTATGTCATCACGTATGTTTTGATTACGTTTTTCTAGATTAATAACACGAACAAAGCTATTAGTAACAGCAGCGGTATAATAAGCAAAAGGATTGTTGGATTTAGATTCATCAAATTGTAGTCCTATCTGGGCTAATTGCAATATAGCTTGCCCTTTCATCTCGTCATTGTATGTGTAACCACGAACATTACCTCGAGTAGCATACCTATCTACAAGTTTTAACCACATAGTTGCAAGTTTATTAGTTGCTTTACCGTCAGTCTTACTAAAATGTCCGTTTTCCATTCCTCCTACCCAGTGACTTTTGCCTACACATATTAAATTGTTGTCATCGTCAAATTTAAAATGTTGAAATGGAGGAAAATTTAATTTTGTTTTATGATCTGCAACGGTTTTAGGATTTTTCTTACGTCCTGGTTCGTCTGGTATGTGATCAAACATCATGATGCGAAATATTAGATCGGTTTTTTGTATAGTTCTATAATCAACTTCGAACTCTGCCATTTTAACTTTTTTGTTTACTAGTTTTGCAGCTTCGTATGCTTGTTGACCTTGTTTTTTTGCCTTATTACGTTTTGCTTCTGCAATAGTTCTTATGTTAACTTTGTCTAAACTAGGTAAAATAATATCATAGTTTGCATATTCGGGCTCTACAAAACTACAAAAAGTACTTTTTGACTTGTGTATTTCTGCAAGCATATCTTTATTGTTTAGATAATTTATTTTTTTCATTAATTCTTCCTAAAATCTTATTAATATAATAATATACGTTGTTAATTTTGTCAACTAAATAATACTATAGGAGTTTCCCATGGCAGATCCACAAATAAGTGTATCAGTAGATACAACATCCGGCAGCACAGAAGTTGATGTTGCAGTTTACACAGACAACGCTAATCTTTTTATGTCAAACATAAGAAGTAGATCATTACCTGCTGGCGCAGAGCCAAGAAATTTTAACAAGGCGTTTGCAAATTTTGTAGATGACGATCAAACTACTGACTGGCGTGTAAGAATATCTATGCCTGACCTTACAGCTTTCAATGATAGTCCTATTCTTGCTCCTTTACGTAATACAAATTATTCATTTGTCTTTCCGGTTGTTCCAACTATACTTATGCAAAGCAGCGCCAACTATTCAGATTTAACACCTGTGCATAATAATTATGCATTTCCTCAATATGAAAGTAGTAGAGTAAATGATATACAAATATCTGGTCAAATTCCTGTTCAATCTCGAGAAGATGGCAAATATTGGGTTGCAGCAACACATTTTCTTAGAAGTTTAACTAAAATGGCATACGGAAACACATCTAATAAAGGTGCACCACCGCCTGTTGTAAAGTTAAATGGTTATGGAAACTACGTAATGAATAATATTCCGTGTGTAATTACTGATTTTACCGTAGATTTACCAAATAATGTTGATTATATAGAAGTTCCATATGGAGCACAAGATGCTGAAGGAACATACAACAATACAACACACGTTCCTACGTTGAGTACTATAACAGCAGTATTGAAACCAATATACAGCAGAGATAAAGTTGCTAACTTTAGCCTAGATGACTTTGTTAGAGGTAATTTAATTGACGAAGGATATCTATAATGGCAGCGTATACTAAAACAAGTCCTTATTATAAAACAAAATATCTTGCTGATGGCAGTTTAGGATACTTTAAAATACGCAGTGTGCCTGCAGAAGATACTGATATTGTTTACACAATTGAACCTCAATATGAAAATAGACCAGATTTATTAGCTTTTGACTTGTATGGCACTGCAAAATTATGGTGGGTGTTTGCACAACGTAATATGGATATTATAAAAGATCCAATTTTTGACTTTACTGCTGGCACAAAAATATTTTTGCCAAAGAATTCTAATTTAAAAAGGTACCTAGGTTTATAAAATGGCTATAAAAAATGTATTAAAGCAATTTTCATCATTTAATACTATTTTTACCCTTGCTGCATTAACTGCAAATGAGGTTAATTCACCAAATTCAACTTACAAAACTCAAGGATTGGCTTTTCCTATACTTAGATCTGGCGGAGGATTAACTAATAAGGTTACATCTTATTATGAAGATCAATTAGGTATAAAATTAGAGTACTTTATAGACAATGTCAACATTGAAGCACTAATTAATGCTAATCGAAATAGTCGTAATAGTAATGCTACATTTATTAGTTTTAATGTCATTGAACCTTATAGTATGGGATTATTTTTACAAACATTGTTAATTGCCAGCAAACAAGCAGGTTGGGAAAATTACTTAGATTGTCCTTTTATGCTTCAAGTTGAATTTATAGGATATGACGACGAAGGTAGAATTGTTCCATTAGACGGGACACTCAATAGACATATACCAATTAGTATTAAGAACTTGGAATTTGATGTTACATCAGGTGGAAGCACCTACACTATTGAAGGAATTCCGTATAACGAGCAAGCACTTATTGATCAAATTGACGTTGTAATGAGTGATGTTACTATATCAGGTATAAATGTTGCAGAAATTTTACAAGACGGTGTAAACAGCTTGTCAACGGTAATTAATAACAACTTAGTTAGGCAGCAAGCTGAAGGAAAAGAAGTAGAAGCAGACGAAGTTTACATAATTTTTCCAAATGATATTTCGTCGGCAAATAATTTAGGAACAATTGAAGCAATAGACGATAATAGAGCTACATCCAACCCTGGAAAAGTTCCTGATGATGTTATTGCAGGGTTTGCAGCAGGAACACAAGCATCAGGTGTTGGCACAGGATCGTCATCGCAAACTAATCCATCAACAAGAGCATATATTGAAAATTTGTTAAACGCAGAAGGAAGTACAGGTGTTGCCGGAAGTGTAGGAATAAATGAGTTTGGTGAGGCAGAAATAATAGATGATCATACAGCATCAGGACGTACACCTATGCCTACAGAAGTTGACACATATCAAAACGATGTTTACAACAGGCAAGATGTAGTCTTAGATTCTAAATTACGAACTTTTACATATTCACAAGGAACAAGAATAACAACAATTATTGAAGATGTCCTATTAAGTAGCAAATGGGGCGAAAATTTAATAAATCAATCGCCTGATGGCTTAGGATTCATTACTTGGTTTAAAATTGTTCCACGAGTTTTTATCGATCCTAACAGAACACAACAAAGAACTTCTGGCAAGGCTGCTAAATCTTATGTTTATCAAGTTGTTCCTTATAAAGTGCATAGTAGCACTTTACAAATGCCTTTACAAGAGGGAACAGGATATAGTGCATTGCGAAATTCTGTTGCCAAAGAATACAATTATATTTACAGCGGCGCAAATGATGATATTATTGCGTTTGATATAAAAATTAATAGTGCATTTTACACAAGTTTGTTTGCTGATAGTGGTAACAAAAATCCTGAACAGCAAACAGGTGCAACACAAGATACTGCTTTTGCAACAGACAATATAGACAATACAACTACAAATTTAACAAGTGGTGATTTAATTTATAGTGAAGGTGCAACTACAACAGGCACCGTTATCACATATGGTAGTAGTACAGGGCAAACTGGTGGATCTAACACGGCTAATTCGTCAAAATATCAAGTTGCAAAGTTGTTTAATGATACAATATTAAATAGTGCAGTTGATTTGCTTGCATTAGATTTAGAAATATTTGGTGATCCTTATTTTTTAAGTGATAGTGGTTTAGGAAACTATAATTCAGCAAGTGCTGGACCAAATATAAATGCAGATGGTAGTATTTCTGCTGATAGACAAGAAACAGACATTTTGATTAATTTTAGAACACCAGTTGATTATGCAGAAAATGGGTTTTATTTCCAAGATAATGTTGGCGGCGGACAAGCAACACTAGGTGCATTTAGTGGATTATATAGAGTAATTAGTTTGACAAATGTTTTTGAAGGTGGAAGGTTTACTCAAAGGTTAAGTCTTTTAAGAAGACGTAATCAAGAAAACGAAATCAGTGTAGATACTGCACAAACAGAAGATGCAAATCTTAAAATGTTAGAAGGAGGAGGGGCACCTTATTCCCCTTTTGATGAAGAATGAGTGATATAAATCCAATTAACACACAAGAAGAAAGCAGAACACCTGACGAACCAGAACGCAGTAAAAAATATGGTTTTAAAATAGGCAGAGTAGTTAGCCATTTGGATCCAGGATACATGGGTACACTAAAAGTTACTCTTATAAATTATGATAGCACAGGTAACGAAGCAGAAGACAAAGGCGAAACTATTGATGTTGAATACGCTCCTGTGTTTTACGGAACAACTCCTCCTGAACATCTAGGGTTAAATGACACATATGAAGATACACAACAAAGTTACGGCTTTTGGGCTGTACCTCCCGATGTAGGTACAAGAGTTTTAGTTGGATTTGTTGATGGTGACATTAATAAAGGTTATTGGTTTGCTTGTATCCAAGATAGATATATGAATTTTATGGTACCAGGAGCTCAGCCTGTTACTGAATTTTACAAAGGACAAGTTCCTGAAGGTGTTACAAGTAGAAAATTGCCAACGGCAGAGTATAACAAAAGAATAGACGGTGGTGAACAAAAAGATCCTACTAAAAACAAAAAACCTTTGAATTTAAAGTTTATAGAAAAACTAAAAGAATCTGGATTAGCAGATGACGATATTAGAGGAATAACAAGCACAAGTGCAAGAAGAGAACTTCCTAGTAATGTTTACGGTATAAGTTCACCTGGTCCACTAGATAAAAAAGGTCCAAAAGCACCTAGAGGTGTAAAAGACGAAAAAGCAGAAGTATACAAAAGTAGACTTGGTGGCCAAAGCATAGTAATTGATGACGGCGATGACAAAAGATTAAGAAAAGGTC